TCTCTTGATAGTAATGATCTCGTCCTTCTTTGGTCAGCACCCTATCTCTTGTATAGGAATGTGCTTGATCTAGGGCAGACGATTTTTTCACTGCACTTGAGGAAAGGGGCTTCTTCTGATTCTCATCGATTTTTTTCATGTTCTCCTCGGCTTCTGCGTTCTTTTGAGGGCATAGACGTTTAGCTAGCCTATAAGCTGCTTCGGCTTGTTGAACAGGATCAGAAATCGAACGAATAGATTTCACTAGAGTAGGTTCGGTTTTCATTAAATGTTCTACGTTTTCCTCTGTAAGAACTTCGTCGAAATCCGAATACTTCATGCGCATGCGTTCTTCGACTTCAGCGGGATCTTTTTTACTCAAGGCTTCTTGGACGATCTTTCTGGCTTTCATCTCAGCAAGCCTTTCGGCTTGATGCATGGTCAGTAGATCATCTTTCGCTAGACCTCGAAGATCTGCATATTCATCCTCTTGCACAGGAGCTTTAATGGCTGTCTGAGCAGAGAGACGATCTTGCAGTTCTTGGATCATCCGCTTCTGTTCTTTCAGAGTCTGCCGAGTCTCTCGCCAGTTGACCTGGTTAGGGTCTTCTTTTGGAGGCTCAGCCTTTTGCTGAACAATTTCTTCCGCTTGTGGCTCGTCGACAGCCTGAGAAACTTCTTCCTCAACGACCGGATTTTCCGCATTAGTCATGTTCTTTCCTTCGAGAGAGGGGAAACTCTCAATACACCCTACGCACTTAGGCACGCGTCGCCTGAGTTCTGTATATTAAAATCTTTATTATTTGGCAAGACAGTTACGGGGAATAAGAAGGAATTTTCAATTTGCTCTTCTTGAAATCCTGGATGCACTTGACTAAGATAGGATCATAAACATCTTTGTTCTTTAATATAGTCTTCGAATCTTGTTCTGTAGGCAGAACCCATTCAAGTTTTAATTGGCTTTTCCGATTGTCATACGAATAAATTTCTTGATCCCAATCGGGTTCTGGACATGTCTGGCGTACGATGTATTTCCTACGAATAAAATTGATATGCGTAGGATCTTTCTTTGTAAAAACAGTGATAAAATAAACTGTAGCATAGTCTCTATGTTTGGCGATGATGCTATTCATCATCTGCTCAAAAGCCTTATGCTGATCGTCGATGATCTCCCCTACTTCAGGGGCTTTCGTCTCATCGTCATGAAGTTTTTGGATTAAATCAGATCGAATTTCTTTCAGGCAAACCGTCCAAAACGATCGCGTTTCTTATTTTTTACGCGCTTTTTTAAGACCGGAAATCGCACGCTCGGTTTCTTTTTTTTCTTTGGAGTAGTGCTTTTTATCTTTCTCCAGCTTATGTAGGCATCCCTTAATAATCTTAGCATGTGTCATCTTAGTGCATTTTTTTTAAGGTCTCAGCGAGTCGGGCGCGCTGGCCCATTTTGCCGCCTTTCTTGGCTGCGGCAGCGAGTTTCTTAGCAGGAATGGGCTGTCCTTTTTTGGCGCCTAAAGACCTTCTTAAAGCCCCGGGATGCTTTATCGCCTTTTGAATCCATTTCTTAGCCATCAATATCCTGACTGTATCCTGCGTTTCTGTAGGTCTTTCATATCCTGAAATTTCTTCGTAGCTTCGGAGGCTACTGAATTCTCAGACAAAGTACGGCCTAGTTGTGCCATCACCTTCTTTGCGATCTTAGTGAATTCGCCTTTTGGCCGTACCATAGCCATACTAAACTTTGCTGTTGGACAAATGTTTAGACGTCTCGCGAGTCATTTCCTCTGAAGCAGCGTCAATGCCACGAATCGTGTCATCTAGCTGTCCGCGCATGCCATGGGGATATTTTGGATAATATTTCATGGTTTCGCCTTGAGGCATATTTGCAAACTCAGAAGAGCCTGAAAAATACCCAGGATTGACATAATACGAACCGCCCCGACGTGGAGAGGTATCTGAATCATTATAGTGTCTTGCCATATCTAACCTCCTTTGGTTACTGCTTGCCCTTCATGGACAGCAATATGTAGACAATTTTTTAGTTAACAGATTAGAGATAATTAGACAAGACTTGAAAGAGAGAAAATGGTAAAATGTAGCGATATAGGGAGAAATTTATGGACTGGGGAATATTTTGGACAGCAATCGGATCTGCGGTAGGTACAATAGGACTCTTAGCGTCCCTTATTTTATATTTACATTCATCTCTGAAAGAAGATATAAAAGGAATCAAAGAAAACCTCAGAGATATTAAATTAGACACAAAAACTATAGATCAAAGACTCTCTCGCTTAGAAGGAGCCTTTGAGGAAAGAGGACGTTGGGAAGCAAGGAAAACAGGAACCGAAAAGTGAAAACAGCCTATTATCACCTAAAACCCCTCATCATCACGTTTGTCATATTCTTTTCGTTAGCTTTCCTGGGGATGTATTTGGAGGGAAGGTTTTTCCCCACAAAAATGCCCATAGGATTTTGCTAAGATATGTGGTGAAATGGATCAGGGGGATTTGCAGGGGGAGGAGGTTCTAAATGGATATGGATCAAATGCCCTACCCACCCAAATGGCCCGAATCCAGTCTGAATCTTCCCTTGAGCGATATCACTAAAGGAATTTTTGATAATGACACATATTCCCAAACCCTCAATTCTACGAATCATCTCTGCCGTTTCACCGTCAATATCGGCATCGTCCATGTCTAGCGTTACCGTCTCTGTGCATCCACCTATTGCGTCAATGTCCATGTTTACCTCCAATGCCGAAATATGGTAGGCTGTTGGCAGTCAAAACGCAAGGAGAAAAATGGCTAAGAAAGGGAAAAAAGAAAAAACACGCGGCAGAATCATCGTAGACACAATCGAATGGTATCTCATTGACGATGATCCCCCTCCTCTAAATATGCGGGTGCTTGTGCAGGACATAAATAGATGGATATGGTTCGGGACTTTGGAGTTTGAAACTGGCGAAAGAGATTCTCTTACTCATTGGACATTTACGAGCGACGAGGAGCCAGGAACACAGCCACTCTATTGGGCGTATGTGCCTGAAGGAGTCATGAACACCTCTGGGTGTGAACCTGCGGGATTGCCAAAAGATTGGGGGAGGATGGTTTAACAAAATGGAACAAAAATCAATTTCTAAAAATATTGAAAAAGCTGCAAAAGAATTAACAGAAGAGCTTTTCAAATCGGTAAAATTTCTAAGACATTCAAATATTTTAACTCCTGCACAAGCAAGAGACGCTTTGCTAAGAATTAAGGGTGATATTAAAGAATATGAAACAAAATGTTATTATTTTGATAAACACATACACATCAAGCCTGGAAAATATACGGAAAATATTAAACTATGCCAAGGGATTAATATAACTGGAGAAGAAAAAGATTTTTAGTCATGGAAGTCAAAGAAAAACCCTGCAAACATTGCTGGCAGATGAAATCTATTCAGGATTTTGCCATACACTTCAAAATGAAAGACGGCCACAAAAACATCTGCCACGAATGTATAAGAAAAGCCGATGAAAAAAACCATCCAATCGGAAGTCGGCGAGTTGATAGATCTACAAAATATGGGTGAAATGGAGAACGTTCAGGAGAAAATGATTTGGAGAAGAATTGATCGAGAACCTCTGGTAGATGAATTAAGAGTGCTTTTATGTTGCATAAACAAACATATCTATATTGGAGTTCGAGATGAATATGGATTTTACGATGACAATTGCCAGGAACTATATGATATCGTTTGGTGGGCGTATCTTCCAGAACCCCCATATTTTTACGATACGATAATTACGAATGACGAATGGGTAACTTTAGCCATGAAACAGAAATCTTCCGCCTTTACGAGAGAGTAGTTCAAAGCAACTTATACCTAGTTATACTAGGTTATACATGATTTCGAGTATAACTAAGGCAGGGAATGGTGCGGTATGGTGAGGCCAGGTCGGGTAAGGTGTGGTAAGGTAAGGTTTAAGTCACGCTAGGAGAATCTGAAATATCAACGCCGGCAGCCTCTGCGGAATCCTCCTGAAGAGCCTTCAAGATGTCCACCATTTTCTGCAACTGATCCAGATCCATTGTCTGAAGCTCTTTTGCGGCTCTGATCTGATCCAGATTCCCTGATTGAATATCTTTGATGGCAGCGGCTCTTCTCTCGACGGCGAGAGCCTGATTCTCATGAACTCTCGATGCTCTCTCCATACCAAGACCCTGATTGGCGATGGCTCTAGCATGCATCTCCTCTGATCTTGCCTGGATCTCTTGCAGCTCTGCCTGCTGTCTCTGCTGTTGTATCTGCGCCGCTTGCTCTGCTTGCTGTTGGAGCGTTTCAAGGAGTTTGTCTTTGTCTTGGAGGGTGGAAAGACGCAGGATGTACTCATCTGGAATGGGCATTCCCAGCTCTCGGAGATAGATGGTTTGCTGGAAGGCAAGCTGTCTCTGAGTAGACGTATTGACGCCTTCTTCCACGACGCAGTCGTATTTCCCAAAGTTCTTGGTGTAGAACTCCTCAGCGGGAGACTCATTTAGGATTCTCATGATCTTGCCGGGCGTCCAGTTGCTCTGGATGAGTTCTATTTCAAGCTCCCCTACTAGTTTCAGAGCGAGATCCCATTGATCGAAAACCTTCTGGAGAGTTACCAACCCCGCTCCCTGACGCAGCATAGAAAGAATCCCGGCCTTGTCATCTTGAGCCTGCCCTAGCAGTTCTTCGTTGATGCCTGTAACCCTTGGGATCAGCGCCTGGAGCTGATCTGCTAACTGCATAAGCTCAGGCCTCGGAGCTGGGGGCTGGATCTGCTGAACCGCTTCCCCAATTTGATATTC